GTTTGTAGACCCATATGTCATTGAGTACGACCACTCACATGTTTACTAAGAAACTCCATGTGGAATATGGGACGGGCGGCGCATAACGAGTGAAAACATTAAACACGAAACGAATTGAAAAACGCAGACCGGGGAGGGGGAGATGGTGAGGGCTCATGGCTTATAATCACCATAGGTGAGCAACGAGGTGAGAGCCAACGTCTGGTTGGAAAACCAGAGGATGGGGTCATGAGCGCCAGGGGGGGGCATGAACTGAGTAACAGGGACAGGGAACGAAAGTTGAAAAACAGGAGAATCGTCATCGAAGCGGAACTCTAGAACATTTGGGGTGGCGGGATCAGCTTGTATGAAAACATCTTCAGGAAGAACGATGTAATCACGGGCAACCTCCACACTGTACGTCTTGAGCAACTCAAAACGGAAATTCAACCGCATTGGTGGGCCATCATGGTCACCGTAGTCGTAAACGGAGTTGATGGGAGTATTAGAGCGCGGAGGGGGGGCAGTGGTTGGTCGAGGATGATCCTTGGGGTCTTGAGCCTTCTTGCCAGGAGAAGTATGCGACTTCTTGACGGGAGGAACAGGTGAATGTTCACGAGAACGAGACAAAGGAGTGGAAGGCGCTGAAGAGACGGCCGAAACAGGAGCAGAATGGGTCGCACCGGCAAAAAGTGCAACAAAGCGGCGGTGCCAAGCACCAAGACCGCCACCAAGAGGAGGTAAAGCTACCATGAAGAAGGCTTGACCCAGTCAACGCCGCCAAATTCAAGGGGAACCTTGAACTCAAAGCGGCCCTTGAAAGAGGTGTTGGTAGTCTCGACGTCCCAGCCAAACAGAATCTCAGGGTGGCGGCCGGCTTGCGGGCGGGGTTTAAGCTGAGAGTTGATGACCTCAGAGAGGGTGATGGTGGCAGTGGGGACGGGGGAAAGCGCCGAGATCGAGAAATTGACGGCAGACGAATCCTCAGAAATCTGATCAAGAGTCTTGGGCCAGGAGGAAACGTCTGTGGGGACAATGGTGGCGGTGGCACTGATCACGACGTCAGCGGAGGCAGGGCCGATGAAGCTGCCGATGATTGGACCGCAAACACGAGCAGAGCCGCGGGAAGAGGTGTAGGTGTGGACCTCAGGACGAGAATCCAAAGCAAAATGGCTGACACCTGACTTCTTGTTGACGACGACAACAATCTTGACGGTATGACGGTTGAGGTGGAGGGCGGCAGTGGTGCCGACAACCGCTGCAATGTCAGAGGACATGCTCAACAAAGGCAGGAAAGCAAGGGGAAGTCGGACAAATAAGCAAAACGGAAAGTCAAATTGGAATAATAGTGGAACTCAAAGAAAGTTCCAAGAGAATGGTTACTCCAAGGGTTGTCACTCGGAATCAGGTGAGGGTGATGAGAAAGCAAATACCCAGCCTGATTACAATTGGAGAAATGACAAACGGTGGAGACCTCAAAGGATTGGGTCGTAAGATACAAATCCTGCTTGTGTTGCAGGTCCCCTAGGATGGCAGCAAATTGGAGTGAAGCAAGTGGTAGACTCAATGGCAGTTGCATGAGGAATTTTGAGGCGCCTTTGACCAGGGAATTGCCCTGGGACTGACTGTACCTTTCAGCCCACACTGTGGCTTGTGGGGACCGCCGCCTTGCAGTCGATACACAGCCTGGGTTCTCAAGCCAGACACGGCACATTGGATCGGCATCCAAGAGGTGGACGCGGTGCATTTGGGGAGATGAGAGCACTCAGCTCGGTATTGCCGTGAGGACTGTTCAGGCCCATTTTGCACGGATTCACCGATCAGGACGGTCAGACATGCGTTAATCAGGGCCTAGCTGTAGCATGCCACCATATGCAGACATTACATCTGGACCATTTTAGGCTGGGGTGACCAGTTAAAGTGGACTGGGAGTCCGGACACGTTTGTTCTTCTTTGGACCGAGGGGGCCCCCCCTAGATCACGTTAAGCGCGGGGGTGATAAGTGAGGAAAAAGAAAAGAAGAAGAAAGTCAGATAAAGAGGAGAAAGCGGACTGGGGAGAGAAGGTTGTGAAGCCAACGGGGCGCGGCACGGGACAGAAGCTGGTCGTCGGCGGGAGGGTCGGGCAGATCAAGTGTGGGGTCAAGGTCAAAGTAGTGGATGGCCTGACGCAAGCAGGAACGGGCGGAGGCGAGGCGAGTGTCAGAGGCACCTAACTTGTCCGCAGATTCACAAATGGCGTCGCGGATGCTGCGCCAATAATCAGTATCGTTCCGGCCCTGCTGCAGCCCAAAGCGGGCACGCCAATGGACCACCTTGCTGTCATAGGACACGTCAGGGCCGCCGAAAATCAAACCGCAAAAGGTCATGTGGCGACCTTCCTCACGCTTAGGGGTCATCAACCACTGGGACGGGACAAAACCCGTGGTGCGACGCCAAGCCCCAAGGGTGACAGAATCGTCACCGGAAACGCAAACAGGGGTGCGGGCAGGACAATCAAGCGAAGCACCAGTAAGGGCGCAATTGCGGGCTGTATTGAGAATCCATGTCCAACGATCACCCGACTCCTGACGAGGCATATGCGTGCCAAGATGAGAAAAGGTGGTGTAACGATCCTCACGCAGGCGTTGAATATACTCCTCTGGGAAACCACTGAGGCGCATGAGCCACATGTCAAACTCGATAAAGACGTGGTCAACGCCAGAGTCCCAAGAAGTATAATCGTTGCCAGTCATGACGCCAGGTCGCCACCATCGCTGGTACCACCGGGAAACATCATCAGGGGAAGCGCGGCAGTGGAGATAAGTGGAGTCGAAGGCGTACTTAAGAATCTGGGTCTCCAAGTAGACGGCGTAAGGGGCATCACGAAAGATGCGGCCGAGGTGGAAATCGGAAACCGTTTGGCTGGCGAACGCGTGCTTACGCATCTTCTCTTGCTTCTTAATGTACTGACCTTTTGGGAAGAGGCGAACCATATTGTAGGGAGCGTCGAGGTTTTGCTTGGCGACGCTGTATAGTAGGGTTTTTTTGGTGCGCTTGGAGGCCCAACTAGCCAACTTGTCCTGGGTACACCGTTCAAGGAGGGCAGGGTTGAAGCCCTCGGAATGCCAGGCAGGAACGTCAAAGAACTTCTTGAAACCACGCTGAAGTTGGGACAGACGCCGGGCATCGGCCGAAGTCCAACGCCTGGAGTGTTCACCGACACGGATGCGTTTAGCCATGCCCATAGCGTCGGTGAGCTTGTCGGCGCGAGTGTGATGCAGAGTGCCCGGTGACCCATCTGGGACGTGTTGGAAGGTGGAGTTAGCATTAGGGGCCGTCGCCTCCCGAAGAACGTCGTCAGTAGGTTCCTCAATATCAAACACAGGGTCGGGATTACCGGTGAGGACCGGCGCCGGGGGTAAGGAGTAGGAAGTGGGGGACACAGACAGCACTGAGTCAGAAGGGACCGCGGTCAGATGCTGAACAATGTCGGCAACAGTGGAGTGGGAATTGGGGGCGGCCGCAGTATGGCGTGAAAACGCCGGAGAAGGTGAGGTCCGGACTTTTGTGATGCGGGCGCGATGAGTGCGAGCGGTGTAATTGTCAGGAGCTGGCTCGGCGGACGTGAGCCATGAAGCTCGATACTTGGACGCAATGTACGGTCTGACGCCGATAACTGGATTGGGAGCGGGCAAACCCAAACGGCGTGCAGCTGCGGGAGAAAGACAGCGTGAGAGGTGGGAAAGGACGGCGGAGGAAATCAATCCATCGGCGTCCACCTGGGCAGTCAAGTAGGGGGTTCGCTGAGAGCTGGCTACAGTGAGTAGGGCGGTGAGAATCTGGCTCTTACTCCAACCAGCCTCAACATGGGTTGGGGAGGACATCATGGGGCCCATCTTGAGGTAAATGTTGCCAGTAGCGCGAGTAAGGGCAGTCCAAGCAGCACGATCGGTGGTGGTGGCAGTCAACCCGCCAAGATCAATGCAGACATCACCGTGGATGGTGTGTCCCTGAGACTCAGTAAAGGTGGCAGCCGTCTGGCCACCCATAGCCTGAGTCTGGACGAAGCGGGGTGAAACGGCCAAAAGAGGGACATCGGCTGGGCTCTGGGAAACAACGATGACCTGGCCACGATGAACGATGCGGCCAGCTATGGCGGGGGAGGGCGGTAAACCGTAAAGCTCGGTCACCTGCGCGGCGGTGCGAACAACCTGAGTGGCGTAGTAATCAGACTTCGCAGAAAGCCAATCAGCGGTGGACACATTCTCACGAGAGATTGAAGGGGAGTTCGGGAAGACGCCCACAGCTTGCGCAACGTCGAAAGTGATGTAAAGGTCAGTTATGCCGGGATTGCTAGCGAGCATAAGCGGTATGAAACTGTTCCAGCACTTGCCGGCATCATCTAATACCACCGTGCCGGTTCGGGGCTGAACAAGGGGCATAGCACCGGTCATGAAGTTACCGGATTGCAAGCCGATGTTTGGAAAAGCGGCGAGCATGGCGGCTCGGAGGGGCTTACGAAGATCATGATCCCAGGTGTGGAAGGCTAGAGTGGCAGGGGTGAAAGGAGTGCGGGCGTGTGCTGCGCGCAGGGCCGCCTCAAGAGCGAAGGTCTTGCCGGTACCGTAGGCGCCATGGTAAAGGTGCAGATTAATGTCGCGATACTGCAACCCAGCGCCGGTAGTCACATTGAGCAGCATCTCCTTGGCGCAAAGATCCAAGGTGCTGGCGACCTCACGAGCATTGAAATCATGCACGTTGAGACTGGAAGGGTGGACCTTAATGTCCGCGGCGAGATCAACGGCCTCTTGAGCATCACGAGCGGTGCAGCGGTAACGGACGAGCTGAGCCTGGACGGGGACTGCTGGGAGCACAAACTGATTGATGCGACCGTTCACAGGAAAGAGGCCGAGGGCGTTACGTGCCGTACCCTGAAGGCGACGATAAACGGTGGCAAACACCTGCTTCGGAATGTTGACGACCTCAGAGATCTCAGCCCCAGGTATAAGCCGCGACTGCCAACCAATCACGCTGAAGGGGCCGGTGCGTACGGCAGCTGCAGCACGGGCATTAGCGGTGGCGTGAAGAGTGATATGATAGGTTTGATCGTCATTGTTGTTCGTAATGTAGGCGATGAAGGTGGGCCAAGCGCGAGCGTGTTGAGCTTCATAGGCGGGCGCAGCGGTGGGATTATACTCTGGGACGAAAGCTCCACCAGCTGCGCGAGGACAAGCATCCTGATTGCCAGCATGATGAATGCGATGGGTGATGGCAAAATGGGCCATGACCTGTGGCAAATCTTCGAAGGGCACGGTGCCATCCATGAAGCCCGCGCGCTGCGGTACAGGGAGGGAGGCGACAAAATTGGCCCAGAGCAGGTAAGGATCAATCTGAAACGTGGCACCCAGACAGTCCCAATAACACATAGTGTTGGGATCGAGAGCGTTGGGGGGGGCTGGAAGTCGGGAAAGAATGTCACGCCAAAAAGTGAAATCATCGAACTGAACAGGTCGAAGGTCATAGGTTCGAAGAGGGTCAGCATTGGCGGCGACTGGAACGTGTTGTGGCGGAACGGGCAGCGGGGCAGAGACTTCAGGAGTCTCGTCGAGTAGTGGCTCTGGGGTGTCCACGGGTAGCAGTGGGGGTACACGAAGGGCAGACACAACGGGGATGGAAAGAGGTGGGGTGTCAGCGAAAGGAGTGGAAGAAGGGGATGAAAGAGGAGGGACCTCTGACTGATATGACACAAAGTCAGCATGGCTCTCCTCATCATGAAAGGGGGCGTAAGGTATGGTGTAGTAGTGATAGAGAAGAGGACCAGCAAGGGCGAGGAGCACAACAAGGTTGACGATGTTACAGGCGTGCACAACCCAAGAGTAGCCCCAAAGGTGTATGCGCTCAGTGTCCACAATGAACGGCTGGTAGGGAGAATGGGGTTGGGGATAAAAGCCGGTAACGCCAAAGGTATTATTGGACAACGGAGCGTCCGTTCCGGGAGCGAGGTAAGCGGGAGTGCGTAACAAGTGATCCATGACAAAGACAAAGGGGTGGAGCTTGGGCCAGGCAAAAGTGACAATGGAAAAATTGAGCACTGAAATGTAGACTGTGGAAAGACCGGAACGAGTAGGCAGACCGGCGGAAGGGAGGAAGTAGATGGTGGCTAAAGATAGCTGTGCGAACCGCCACACAGGCGTCCAAAAATTCGGAAAGGTCACCGAAGGACCGCGGAGTCCATACCAGTAGAAACCCGCACTGATAAGCAGGCCCCAAGGGGTCTGCAACCAGTGGAGGTCGAAAAGGTAGGAGATGAAAGAAACAAGGCCGGGCAACCGCGGAACAATGTACTTGACCAAATCGAAAATGAAGAAGCCGCCAGCCTTTGCGAGGAAATAAACGGCCCACTCAGCAGAGCGGGCGGCGTAATGCGCGGTGAAGTCCGCATCGGGGGCAAGCTGGAAAAAGGATAGGTCATTGGGACAAACGCGACGGACCAAGCCAGGGAGGAGATGGTCGTCTGTGGAGCTAACAAGGGTGCCGGTACGAGTAATCCAGAGTTTAGGACGGTCATAATTACTCTGGAACAGCACGCTGACGTAGGATTGCCAACTCCAACCAACAGGAAAGAAGGGGAGCCGGGTAAGCCGAATGATGTTAAGCCAGAGGTAGCCGAAGAAAGTGGGGGCAGTGTGAAAGTCGAGATATCGCAGCCAAATAGCATGAAGGACAGCGGCACGAACATAGGAAGCGGGAAAGTGACCGTAAACCTCACTGGCATGAGCAGCAACCTTGGAATAAAGGTCACGAATGCTGGTGACGGTAACACGAACTTCGTACTTGGCAAGGGCGTCGAGGAGAGTGGGAGTAGATATACGCTGGTACAAGGTGCCAAAAGGGTGAATGTACCAGGGTATGACGTTAACAGGGGCCATATCCAAAAGACGAGTCTTCTGCGGGATAAGCTCTGGGCGGCTGATGACAAAAACGTGATGGGCGTACGAGGAATGGATCAGGGCGACATGAAGACAAAAATTCTGCGGCGATATCACGCGGTTAGTCTGAAGCCATTTGCGGGCCGAAAATGGCTGCTCGTAGGCACCACCATTGTCACCCTCGGGAACGTAAGTGAGCGTATCCCGATCCACAGTGAAGTCATAAAGGTTTGTCCAAAGGGAGGGAAGGGACCAAACAGTTTCAGGGGGAATGACAGTGGTACAAACAAGGTACTTGAGAGTTGGATTAGCATCAAACCAGGAGCCAACGGTTGAAGCAGACAGATGATGCAAGACGTCATGGGCAAACCAGACTGGTGATGAAGAGACAGGTGTGGGACCGCTAGGAACAGGTGAACCACGGTAACGTGTTATATCCTTGCCCTCATAGCGAGGATTGAACCGGCCAGAAGGGGTCGGGCAACCACCAGTGAGTAGGTAGTTGAGCTTGGGGTCCTTGAGGAACAACCCGAACCAATCACCTGAAAGGAGCTGGGAAACGATGCCAAGACTCTGATTCTCAAGGGCATAATGGACGGGATGTGAATGGGGAGGAGCGTGAGGAGGAGGGGTATCAATGCCAGCTTTCTTGAGGTACGTTTCCATAGACTTGGGGACGGCAAACGGAGCTCCGCGCCGGGCGGCAGCAAGCGTCTTGGCATAATCACCAAGAGACAGGGAGCGGGCCACACCTCGGAGGGTAGTGTCATCAAAGAAAGAGGGGTCAGACGACGCGCCAAAGAAAGAATTGCGTGGAAGGGCTCGAATGCGGTAAAGGCGACCAGATGAGGAGAAGACACTATGCACGTGGTAGACGCCTCTCGAAACTCGGGAGAGGCGAACAAAGGGCCAGTTTCGGATATAGCCAAGGTGGGCAAAGTCTGGGGAAACGTAGGCTTGTTGGAACACCAGGCAGGACCGAAGTTGAGCGGTTGTGATCCAGCCGGAGGGTGGCTTTACGAAGGAACAGGCTGACAGAAGGTCTTCACCAGAAAGGGGAGCGAAATCAAGGAAAGAAAAACGGTTGCGGTAGTGTGGATGCACCACAGAGCGCCAGCAGAAACCGGGAGAGTCAGAAGGGGGACCACGAGGGAGGAAGACTCGTGGAAAGTTGAGGGTGATATAGATCGGAGAGAGGATGGCGCAAGCGAAGGAGCAAGAGAGCAGGATCGCAATGTAGACGCCAGTGTCAAAGCAGAGCTGAGCATGCTGTTGCACGGTGTACCGTTTAAGAGGCGGTGCCTCATAGTGCTTTTTGCGGAGCATTGTGGGCTTAAGATGTACCCTCAGG